AGCCAATACTGCTTCCTTTGCTACCTGCTCCCAGGTAGGAGTCTTGCCATTTATAGCTATTCCTGATAAATTGCGCGCATGAGCTGGCAGCACCGTTGCCGCCAGCTTTTGCATTTCAAACGTTTCCAGATAGAGGGCTACTTTGTCTTTTTTATTTATGTCACGTGCCATAAGCGGCGAAACTACAGTCATAGCTTCATTGCTGAGCGGATACAGCTCCATAGATATTTTGTGACCACTGATTTCAGTCGTCCATTCTTTCCATCCAATCAGAAGATTAAGCATTTACCCTCCTAAATTTAATCTAAATTTTCACTTGTTATTACGGTAAGTCATATGGAAAAGTTCTTGGTTGTTATTTCTATCATCGTTGCTGATGTTTGTTTGTATTTTGCTGCACCTGAAAATCCAACTTCTATTAGCCCAGGCCCACCAATATTGACCGGAAAAGCTGTGTATCGCATACTTGGTATATCAATTTTCATTGATTGCGAACCCTGTGTAGTTGTTATTACTAACGCTCGCTCAGTCTGCGCTCTAAAAGCATCAGCCTCGGTTTGATTAGTAAATAATATTGTGCCCGCTACTTCTATCGTTCGGTATCCGGCGCGCTTAATTCTATTGAAAAATTTAGTGGTATCAAGTGTGCCCTTGCCTTCGAGATTATTCGCAAAAGTTAGGGATATTGTTGACATCTCGTCAATAGCCGATCCGCCCAGAGATATTGAGCATTGATCCCACACATACTCTGATCCCGTTGGATATGCTGCTGTTTGTTTTGCTGATTTCGCAAACCCTGCTCCGATAACAGACATGGTACTTTTGACAAACGCGCCATATGCGAATTCAAGCGTTATTTGATTCGCCAAACAATCGCTATATAAAAAGCCTGATCCGGCATCACGGTAGCATTCAATGGTCATCGGAGGGACTGCGGCCATGTCGTCAAAATCAGTAGTCCTCGGCTTGAAGGTGTGGGTCCAGTAGTCGCTTGCGGCAGCGGTATAGCTGTCTTGGCCGAACCAGGCTTTAAATACTCTATTCATTAAGTAAGGAAGTGCATTAAAAGATATGTCTCCGGCTACTTCATGCGCGCCTTCGAAGCTGTCGCCCTCCTCATATATCCCCGTCATACCATCATTCACCAATGGTGGTATGCTCTCGTTTATTGATTCTGTAATTATTGGGAACCATTCAAACGATGATACGTAAGAAGTTCCGAAAGATTGCTGAAAACATATTCCCACGTGTCCGCCCATTCCATAAGCCATTGCGCTCTCCTATAACTTTTCTATATTGATATTAGACTGATTGTACTTTGAAAACCCTGTGTGCATAGTACCATTCAGCATTGTATTTTCAAAATCTACGTTTAAAAAATCGCATATACGTCGCATCTCGGCCACTGGTCGTAATATTAAATCCTCAAATGATACCATGATAACAGTATCCGGATGGCCATCTTTAATATTAAAATAAAGTTCCTGTGCTTTTATCCAGTTTGTTCTATACGTTTCAAGCCCCTGGCCTTTAGCGTCATGAGAATATCTTGTGAACCTGCGCACTATCCAAATTATTTTATAATGCTCCGCTATCTTGCATAATTCTGTTTCGCCCCATTTGCCCGTTAAAAACTGCTCATAAGGGACTTTATTGCCCCAGCGCAACGCACTAGATTCATCCCGAAGCTTTGACCATGCAGCATTATTTTCTTCAAATGATTTTTTAAGCTGTATATTTTCAAACGCACAATCAATTTCAGAATGGGCATTAAGTAAGCCGCGGAGCAAAGATGTCCCACTGCCGCCATTCCCCATTATGAAAAATTTATTTTGCTTCATATCTTCGTAAATTTTACTGAGCATCACGCTTTGAATAATATCAATAATATCTGTTCTATGTCTTCTTTTTTAATAGAGAAGAACTCGCTACTGTCAACTTTCCCGAGATATATACCAAGCTTGCCGTCTGATGTTTTTTCAAAATTTATTTCGCCCGGATTTATACTATTTTGGATATCATATGATTTGGTTTTAAGTATTATTCTCTCTTCAATAGCCATTTCGGTTCCTTATCGTTAAGCGTTATCCAGCATTATTATTGCTGTATATTCCATGGGATGCTCACCCCTCGGGGTATGCGCGCTAGAATAAGCTATGTCTAGCACAGTATAACTTGTTTGGAAACTTGCAACTGCGCTATCAACTTCTGAAAAAAATGTGTCAAAATCATATCCGGAAACTTTGCTCAAAGATTCTACAGCCATAACATATATCTCAGCCTCTTTCTTCTTTTTTTTTTCTTTGGGTTCTTCGCCTTACGCTCTGACTTGCCCATTGATTATTATCGTCGCTTGATGGAAATACACCTGGTTCATATCGTTAAATTGATATGTTATACTATACCCAGTACTGTTACCTATCGTATTATTAAGTCTCTTATTGCCATTGAACACGCCCAACACCGCAGCAACATACCCTTGCAAGGCATCTTCCGCGTCTGCTCCACTCTTCAAGCTCACCGCCTGCACAACTACTCGCGGGTTGACTTCCACCAACCACGGAGAACTTCCAGCTACAAATGCGTTATAATCCTCGGCCCCCCTATATATGCCTATCCAGCCGTTAGTTACTAAATGCGCTATGTCAGGATCGGTGTTAATAGGCTCATTACGTGTTATTATATAGCCCTCAAGAGCTGCTCTTAATATAGTTTCTATTTCTTTTGTAATTAAACTTTGATTTAATATGCTCATTATTTGTTCAATATTATTTCTATTTCAAACCACAAAAAGCTCAGCGTGTATGCTTTTTTATAACCATAATAGTCTGATTGTGATTTATTCTTAGAGAGATCAATTTTATGCAAACTGAATTTATTAATAAAATCATCACTGGATGCGAAAAAATTTACTTCAAAAAACTTAAAATCTGTATACCAAATAATGTTCATTATTTGAACACCCTGCCTAAAAATATTTTATATATCTTTTTGATGTCAGGCCACACTTGCTCCTTCTTCGGAGTTATCTTCCTAGCAGGTATCGGAGCTTTTGATTTCCCAAACATCTTGTTATTTGGATTCCCTTTATCGTGTACGTTAGCGTATGGCTGCGCTGATTGAATACGTGCATCTTCATGAGTGTACAAATGTTTCCACTCATTTTTCAAATCACTATTATCCTCTAAAATCTTTGCGCCCTTGCCTTCCTTACGCCTCATAGATAAAGTAACGTCGGATAGTTCATGCCATCTTCCACCGGTAGCTTTTACACCTTGAGTTTTAAAATTCTCTTGTATCCATTTGTCAACATACGCCACGGCTTTAGCGTTAGTATCTTTGCGCCTTTTTAGATCATCGTGCCGTTTTGACATGCCCTTTATAAAAGGATCTGATATAAATTTAAAGGCAAGTAGGCTCATTAGCTTCTAGCATCCTCTTCGGCTTCTAGCCTGCTACTGTCAACTCCACTATATGCACTCTCAGCGTCAAGCATACTGAACGTAGGATTATAGTCCATAGTAGTTGACCATACTTCACCGCCGGCAATGGTAGCATCAGGTTTTATGACAGTATAACTATCTGTCATAATATATTCTTTGCCTGCTTTTATTCGATCTATCCGACCCAAAACTGCATCGCGTATCTTTTCGGCTTTCTCAGGATCCTTTATTATCATCGTTCGATAATAAGTGAGATCAATGGCTAAATCTTTAATTGTCGGATGAGATCCGCTAAACGGAACACTAAAGTGAGTCGATAATAAGCTGTTCAATTCATGTTCAGCATACACTATTGTATCATTGCTGACCATATTACAGCTATCAGACCATGTCGTAAGCATGGGATATCTTAAAACTACTTCATCATAAGTTATATACATCTCAAAGCCTCGTCATAACGTAGAATAAAGCTGACGCCATCACGCAATATGTAACTATAGCCAACCAATTCATTAATAATACTCCTCATCGTATACCGCAATATTGTTTTTCAATATGCAATCTGTGAGCTTCTTTATATCATCCGTATCCGCAAAAGTCCCAGCGATTACATTATTGTCTACTTTTAACTCCTGCCCACCGGGAGCAGAATTAAGGCTGATGCCATACTTAATACCGTTTCCCAATAACGCCACCGACTCAGAATAAAACTGCAATCCGTCAATTATCATACGTACATTGTTCTTTTTAATAAGTTCCCGCCATGTTTCAATAGCTTCTTTTGCATTATTAACCATGTCTTGGGTTACTACTCTTCCATTTCGTTCAAGTTCATATCTATTAACATGGGCAAGATCCCTACACCATAAATAGTGGCCAAGTGTCCTGTCTGGATACCGTTCCCGGTCTTTTCTCATCAAAGGCCAATTCCGGTGAAACCTTGCTCGTCTTATACGCTCTGTACTATATCCAGTGTGCATTATTGATACATCAGGAAGTATGATTACTTTTCCGATTCCTTTGTTCATCTCTATTTCAGGATGTTCATGGACGAAACCAAAAAATTTTGCTCCAATATGGTTTCGAAATATCCGACACGGGTAATCCGTCTTAAATAATGCGGGTGGCTCCGCTGCGTAATGGTGTTGTTTGATGCCATAAGCATTATAGCAATTACTCCTCAGATACTTGGGCAAATTCTCTATCTGTGAGAATGTTTCATCTGCATCAATCCACATTATCCAATCACAGTTGGCTCCCTTAATCACTTCATTACGTGCATTATCGAACCCCTGTTTTATTGGTGACTCTATGCGCGCTATTTTAGCGCCAAAAGAAAGCGCAATTTCTTCTGTTCTATCGGTACTATCTTTATCAATCCCTACTATTATTTCATCTGCAACCTTTTTCACATTGCGCAAAGTTTTACCTATACTGTCTTCTTCATTCTTAGCAATCATTGTTACTGTTAGTGATTCTCTGGGAGACTGCGTTTTAATTTTGCGCTCATAATCAATCGCTCCGAGAGGTGTATCATTGGGAGTAAACGTCACAAGATAATGGCCCAAATCTCCCCCGTGCGGCAAAGACAAAAGCCTATAGTCTTTCTGCTTGCCAAACATCTCAAGCAAATCTTGACGCTCAAAATGGTGTATATGAGCGCGCCAGCCTTTATGCTCGTCGTAACCTATAGCCTCCCACGGGCCGTAGGGAGTGCTAATTATAAAAGTACCTAAAGTCTGCCATTTTTCATTTTCATATATTTCATTTAAATAAGGCTTTAATTTTTCTATAACATTTTGCGGATTTGGTACATGTTCTAATACTTCGGCCGCTATGATAATATCAAATCTATTTCTTTTTATTGGATTTATTAACTGAAGCTCTACTAAATTATCACTGCCACCGCACAAGAATTTGCATCTATCCGACAAACCTTCAGCTTCAGCCCATGCAATAGCCTTATCTATGTTTGTCTGTTCAAGATCCACGCCAACTATTTCTACATCAGGCAGCCTCTTGGCAAGATTGATAACATAATGGCCGTGTGCGCAGCCATAATCTAATATTCTATTAGGTTTTAGCCTTTTTATAAGCTGTAACGTAGCTTCAAATCTTTTGTTCCCAGACAAGTCCTCAGGGCCATAATTAACGCCACGATCTTTCTCGTACTGATAATATGCCTGGTAATGGTCTTTATAATTATTGTCAAGAAAGAAGCCATAATTATCTCTCAATGACGAATAATTATCTTCTGTAGCACCCGCTTTTGCCATTGCTACTATATCACTCGTATGCTCGAAATGACTATATAACTTTTCTTTATCTTCGCATTTCTTGGCAAGCAACTTGTCAAACCGCTCAGACCAATTTCGAGCGATAACCGGCCACGGTTGGAATATGTTTTTGGTCTGACCATGTAATTTTTCCCATTCAGTCTGATGATCGAGAAGCCAATTGACAGTATGAACAAATTTGTGCTTATTTAAGCCTGTCTTTTTGTTTTTCACCAATATAGCCCCGCCATTAAAGAGTGTTTCGCTCAACGCACCCATATTGCAACCGACAAACGGAGTCCCGCAAGCTTGTGTCTCCATTGCCATAATGCAGCTTGTTTCTTCAAACGTACTCGGATACACATAAGCCATAGACTTTTTGAGCCATCTGTAAAGCTCATCTTTTCCAAGATGCCCCAAATTTGTCACATTAGGAAGCTCGGCACACCTGCCCCACAAATAATTATAATAGCTCGCCATTTGTTGGGTTGTATTATCGTAACCGGCTACGTATAGATGACAGTTTTTAAGCTGTTCCATAATGCCATCTTTGCCTACCAAATTTTCCAACCCCCGCTCGGGGCGGGCGGCATAAAATAAACTCCTGGGTATGCGGTTTATATCTTCTTTGAACACCGGGTTGTTATAGTCTATGCCGTTTTTTGTCGCATAAATGAAATCTTTATTAATGTCGTAGACTTTGCTTACCTGCTCTTTATGAAATTCCGACACTGTAAAGATGTTATCTATGTTAATCAATTGAGGTTGTACATGCCCGCTATTCCTGTGCAGAGCCAAATCATGAAGCCACCAAATGTTAAGCTTAGTATTGAAGCTATACAGAAATGCCTGTGGATGTCTCTGGACAATCAACACGTCATGTGGCGATTGCATGATGTAATGGAATCTATCGCCCAATGGCGTTTGCTGTGTCCTGTTTCCGATAAACTCATACCTGACACCGTCCCACGTCCCGGGAGTATTATCGGCTGTAAAGATTAATACATTGTGGCCTATCGCTGCCAGCTCTTTAGCCATGTAATAAGCCGCCGTCTCTGATCCGCCTAAACTTGCCCCTTTTCCTAAAGTGCCACCGTTAAATGGCATCCCAGGCACGTATATTGCTATATACATTATTTACCTTTCTTTTTCTTCCGAGGGCTTTTTGTTTTTGGTTTAGTTACTTTCTTTTCTGTTATTTCAAGACCAGCGCTACCAAGCGAGACGTCAACTTCTTTTATTCCATCTTTTGTGAATTTAATTCCAGTTACTGTGGTTTTATCCCGCTCTATAAAACTTTGTTCTAGTGGCTTTGCAGCGCGTATCTTTTTTGCATCTTCTAAAAGCATGTTTTTCCCCTTTAATTGGGTTGGGGCGGATGGGCGATTAACTCCACCGGCCCCAACAATGTCAAGCCAGACCGGTTATCAACCGGTGTGGTACAAGACTTCTTAATTTCTTTTTACACAGAGCTATCAACATCAGTGATAAGAAATCCCAGCGTAGGAGCCGTAATTTTCTCATCTTGATAGTAACCAAGCTCAACTTCTTCTCTTTTCTTAATCTTAACATCATGAACTTCTGCCTGCATATCAGTGACTACAGGCCATCTGAAAGAATACATGAAGCTCGGCTCTTCCTTAGATGGTTTAGACGGTGCATAATAAAATAATACGTTAGGAGTAGCCATATTAGCTAATGAAGCCGTCTGGCCTTCCCCCGCACTATTATACTTTGTCCGTGCAAGCATTACTTCATCGACTTCCAACAAGGCTGCCGCTTGCTGCAATGATACCAGCCGGCCTTTTGCGCCTGTCTGATTGCCGTATAATCTGTCCAAGATATCGGCATGATTTCTGAATCTATCCCATGCCCAATTCCAAAAAATTACTTTGTTAGGCCTAATTCCTGTGGCTCCCTCGACATTGTCCAGAGCGGTCGTGCAATCGTTAAACGGATCTGAATGACCCGTAGCACCATCTGACCAATTCGAAGCTACTGCGGAATAAGATCCGACATTGGAGCCAGAGTTGACTTTTTGAGCAAGCCGATAATCCCAATTTAAATAAAGTTTGTTTTTTAAATATCTTACCCGCTCGCTCCGCTCTGTTAATATCATCCCTGCGTCAGCGTTCCTAAGATCCTCATACGGGATCTTGTCTTTGAGAGCATAATTATAGCAAAAATATGTGTCAGAGCTTACATTTCGCTCAATTATATTAGCTTCTGTGCCAGGAGAGCGTTTGTCCTCCTCAATTCTGTAAGCGTCAGCCAATGACCATGTATTATATGAGTTAGATTGCTTAGGCACGCTAACTATAGGGGCTATACGTTCCCCGATAAATCCTCTTGGTACATAATTTATGGCCACGTTTGACAATGGCACATTTACATGCAAGTCTTTTCCAGTTGCACCCATTTTATCAATCTCCTATTTTATAAATTCAAGTATCCCGCGTGAGTAATAACAACCGCCCCGGTCATGCCGCTAGCGATAGCTGTTAGAGCTTTGGCGTTACACATATCACCAGAATCTGCTTCTACTAGATAACCACTGGTAGTAGCCATTAATGTCATACCAGCCGTTGCGGTTACTGCTCCCATTAGTCCCGTGGCTATACCAGCTACAGCGACATTAATAGTCCCGCTCAAAGCGGCAGTTGTTAAAGCAATACCATCGCAGGCATCAGAAGCATCCGCAACCTTTGCGTCTGATAAGTCAACAGCCGCGCCAGCTTTTTGAATAACAGCGGCAGCCGTTACAGGATAAATCCACGGGCATCCTTGGTACTGCGCTTGGGCAAAACTAAACAACCCAGTTCCTAATGATCCGGAAGTCACTGTATATTTTGCCTCTCCAACAATAGCGTCATTACTTGCCGCAGTTGTAAACCATCCACTTGTAGCGACGGTAAGCTTCGCTCCTTTAGTGATAGCCGCACCGGCAGCGTATTTGCTCTCGCCAGATACCGCTAATGTGGCGAATTCACCGGATGCAGGTTTGTTTAATAAAATTCCGCTTGCCTCTTCACCATTGTTAGCCAATAAACCATCATTGAACGCAATAGCGTGATACTGTGCAGCTAGAGAGCTTTCAAGTATCTCAATAGTAGTAGTTTGTATTGTATTCCCAGTAGCCATTATTTAGCCTCCACACGAATAGTAACATCATTAATATAATCATCCGCAAGCTCTGGATTGTTAGTAATAACAGCATTTAAAGCGTTATCATAATCAACCTTAAACTCATCCATGTGAGCCTTTACGAGCTTTGCAACCTCTGCACCTGGATCTGTATAGCTCGGCTTTGGCCTATTACCACTGCCCTCACCCTGCTCCCCTTCAGGCAAAATCTGTGCCGAGTTTTCTATAATCTCTTTTAAGTCATCAATAGTAAAATAGATCTCAGAGGTTCCCTCGGTAAACTCTTTTTTATTGAGGATATTTAAAAGCTTGTCCCTGGAAACAGGGGTCATTTTGCCGGCTTTTACATTATCTTCACAGAATGCTTTAAAAGTATCCGCTTTTTGCGTATACTCTTGCATTGATATGCGCTCTAATAGTTTTTTGTTCTCTGCTTCAAGCTTAACAACAGCTGTATCTGCCTGTGTTTTTGCTGTCCTTGCTAATTGAAGCTCCTCATCATGTTTCTTTTGTAAATCTGCAATTTCCATTATGTCCTCGTTCTCCATTGCATAGTGTATCAAATCCATATCATTCTCGGTATAGTAGTTGGCCAGGTCTTGCAGTGTAGTGACTGCGGGCAAGTCTGCACCGACTAACGCCACTCCTCCAAGAACTTTTCCATATGACTTACCGTTGTTTGTGTAGTTCTTGAATATCTCTGAACTAACCGTTCTATAACCTCCATTATTTATTGCTTTGTATACTATCTCAGGAACTTTCTTAAAAGAAGCCACCAATTTACTGCCAACTTTTTTAATAGACGTAATCCAGCCTATAGCCGGCTCACCGTCTTTTTTTTGTTGATTGAGATTATCTCTATGACCTAATTTTAGGGGAGGCCTTAATTGATCTTTTAGTATATAGAAATTTTTCTCAATCTCTGTTAAGTCCCCGTCAGTTATCGGTACGCCGTTCCAAATACCCGCTGCAAATATCTCTTTATCAATTATATCATATGTTTTTTCGTTTGGCATTTTTAACTCCTATGCTCAGAAACAAAAACTTGAATGCCTTTTTTATTATAATAAATGTCTGTGTAAGCGCCATGGCCCTGGTCAATACGCCTTTTTATTAATTCATCTACAATTTTAACTCGTTTTTTGTCTTTAATCATTTTACTATTCTCTCAAAATTCTTGTTAGCCGTAAGTAGCTTAACCGCACCTTTCCCGCTTATGTCTTGCTCGGGCATGTAAAATCCGCACGTTCCCAAAAACTCCACGAATTGAACTATCATGTCTTTGTCTGGATCATAGTCCGGATGAGCATCTAAGAACGCTTGCTTATCAAAAAAATTAGGGTTATCCAACGAATGCAATTCTATGTCCAAAAACCTGGTCTTTGCAAAAAGTCTCCTGGTAGCATCATCAAACGGCAGCGCGCAAAATTCATTGCCTTCAATATCGATTTTGAGATAATCAATCATATGACCTGTTGTCATATTGACTAAATCCGCTC